TTTGCTTGCGGGGTCTGCCTTAATGACATCAGCAAGAAATAGGGCGTTAGGTTGTTCAGTCATGGTTCTTCTCCTTCAGCTTGGTTTCGATGGCGCGGGCAAAGTCAAACCAGCCACCAGTCTCTAGGCTTTCCTCTTGATACCTAGAGTGAATGACGCCCAGTGCAGTCAACTCATCCTCACTCAACGACTGCCACTCGCGGCGGTGTGGGCGGGTGTAGAGCAAATCGCCCGTTTTTACTGGGACTTGACGCCCGGAATATGGAATCCACTCGGTGGAACCTTCGGGTGTCTCGTCGTCAATGACACGCGCCACCGGCTCCTGCTCCTGTTGCGTAGGATTACGACAGCAGTCGATCACCTCACACACGCCGTCCTCGGCGATGTCGCAGGGGGTTTGAGTTTGCTGCGCCAGCGCGTCGCGGAGGGCTATTTCCGCCCGGTCTGCCAAGTCAGATGCTCGCGTGTAGATGGAATCACCCGGGGCATGCAAAGCGTCAAGGGCTTTGACGCAGCCTTCCAACGACTCCAGCGCCTGCTGGGCGGCTTGTCTTAGGGGATTCATCTCACACCCCCAGCGGCGCAAACACCAGCACCAGCGCCAACAGGCCCACCACTGCGCCCAGGATGTACGGCCACCACGGCTCCTGCGGCGGCAGCTTGACGCCCAGTTCGTCCAAGTCCACGCACGGCTCTGCAGCCTGCGGATAGCGGCCCTGCTGATCGCAACCCAGCGGGATGCGCGGCTCGTATCGCATGGGTTCGTGCGCCTCTGGGTGCAGCACGCGGCGGATTGTGATTCCGGTTGTTGTGGGTTCGAATCCCATCGGCCACCCCAGTAAATCAACCACTTAGCGCACCTAATTCACGCAAAAATCTGGTTGTGTGCCATTTTTGCGCCTGAAAAATCTGGTTGCCATAAGTGCTTGATTACCAGACTATTTCCTGATTTCAGGTTCTCGCCAACTCGTGCTCTCGCGGCACTTTGAAACCTGCGGCCTTGGCGTGTCCGCCGCCCCCATAGGCCTTTGCGACTTCGCTGACATCTAGGCCGGCGTCGCAGCTGCGCAGGCCAAACACTCGGCCCTCGGTGGTGTCCCAGTAGCAGGCAGCGAACGGCTCGCCCTGCGCCATCAGGTGCGCGGCGTCACTGACCAGCGTGTACGGCAGGCTGGCCACCGGCACGTCGTGGCCACCGATCACCATGCGGCGCTTGCACACCGACACCAGCTCGGCGACGTCCTTGTGGTGCTTACGCTCGATAGCCGCGCCGGCCGCGGTCATCTGCAGCAGCTCGACCTGGTCGGCGCTCATCATCCGATCCCAGTTCTCAAACGTGTACTCAAAGCTGAAGACGTTCGCCTGGATCTCACGGGTGCCCGGCAGCTTGAAGCGCCACAGGTCGCGGTCCTCGATGTGCCCAAGCAGCAGCGGCCGATCCTCGCCCGGGAACAGGTAGTCCCACGCCAGCGTGGCGCCGCTCTTGTTCAGGTCCGTGAAGTGAGCCAGCTGCTTCGGTTTGCCGGTCCACGAGTCCTGCATAAACAGCGGATGCAGATCCTCGATGGCCGTCTTGTGGTGGTCGATCAGGCACACGCTGTTCGCCTCTGCCAGCATGCGCTCCACCACGGCCCGCTTGTAGCTGAAGTCGACCAGGTACACGTCTCGACCCGTCACGTCGGGCGGGTCTTGCTGGTACACACCGGCGTGGTAGTCGGCGCCCGTTTTGTACTTGCGCCAGAAACACCAGGCCGCACTGAAACCGTCGGCACAGTTGCCGTGGTAGATGACAAGTGGTCGGTTGTTGGATCTTGTGGCTTGCTTCATAAAACTGCCTTTCTGTGTTGCAAAGTTGCTGTGCCATTTCTGTGCCGCAAATTCCCCTTGATGTGCCCAAATCCTCATCGCTGAGAATTCCGCACAGAGGGGGATACACTGCGCAATCCGCTTTCGTCTTCGGTGGTCATTCCTTTTCCCCTTTCAAATACCGCTGCAGACGCTCAATCCGCGAACGGTGGTAAGCGCACATCGCGTCCGCGTATTCCGCAGCGGACTCTGCGGCCAGCAACTGCCGGCGGGCCTCGTCCAGCTCACGCGCCGCCAGAACCTCGGGCGACGCGGGGCGGAACATTCCCGTCAGTGATTGGCGCCACCAGTTCATACGCCCTCCTTCGCCCGGCGCTCGTAGGCCAAGATGTCGCTCATCCGATACCTGATGCGCGGTCGCTCGCCGTCACCGAGGCGCAGGTAAGCCGGCCCGCTGTTGTTGACCCGCCACTGACTGAGCGTGTTCAGGCTCAGGCCCCAGCGGATGGCAAGTTGCGCGGGTGTGATCAGGTGCTGATCGGGGGGTTGGCTGGCGGCGCTCACAACGCACCCCCTTCCGCCTCGGGCGCAGGCGCCTGCTCGGCGCGGATCTCCTCCGCGCGGCGCTGCACGGCGGCCACCACGCGGTCGCGGTCCGGACCCTTCGGCACCTGGCGCATCTGCGGGCGCAGCAGTTCCAGGAACTCCAGTGTGGCGGCGCCATCGATGTCGCGCACCAGAGCCTCCACGTCCACTGCCGGCGGGGGCGGCGGCGGGGTTACCTCTTCAACGGCGCCCATGTCGCGGGCAGGGCGGTGAATTGGCTCCATGTCGGCAACCTCTTCCGGGGTGTAGGTGCCAACGACGACACCCGGAAACACGGAGCGGATGCCCTCAGAAATGCAACGCGCGCGCAGCATGGCTCGGGGGTATTGGTTCCATGTCGGATTCTTCGTTAGGCCGGCGCGCTTGGCCATGTCAATAGTCCACTCAATTTCAATGGACCCGCCCTGCGCGTGGGAGAAAACGCCGGCCACCCGCGTGTCGGTCATGGAGGACCATGCCACTTTGCCGCCTGCGCTCTGGAACCTAGCCAGCATGGCGTCAGCCTTCAGCGCCGGCCGGCCTTGGATGATGTGATATTCCTGCACCGCCTTGGCGGGATGTAGGCCCTCGGCCTCGCAGATGGCCATCAGCGCGATGGCTTGGTCGCGGGTGCGAACCCCGAAAAGGCCGGACTTGCAGAAAGCGTCTGCGAGTTGCAGTTGCTGTTCGAATGGGACGAGTGCGGTCACGATTGACTCCTGTACTTTCGGTTCCAACGCTTTGATGCCCCGCTGGAACACTGGTGGCAAATGCGCCGACCCTGAGAATTGACGCCTGTGTACTCATGCCCCTTGGGGCAAGATGTTTTGGTGCGTGCCGGGCACTTATGGCGGCCCTTCCGCACCATGTCTTTTGAATTGTCCGAATAACTCCCTATGAACAAATGTTGAGGATTGATGCAGGACCTGACGTCACACGAATGAAGCACGCACGCGCCGTCAGGTATGGCGCCGTTGAATGCGGCAAATGAGGCCCTGTGAGCGCCGACATCTCTGTTTCCGATCCTCAGCTTTCCGTAGCCAGAGTTCCCAACACTTTTTGTCCATAGCCAGCATCCGCTTGTTGGTTCTGGAGAGGCGGCGCTCAAAAGGCGGCGCCGCAAAAGTTCAATTTCACTTGACATCATTGGCGCCGCCCTTTCTGTTAGTCGCTCAGGCCCGCGGCTTCACCCGCCGGCAGCTCCTGCTCCGGAATTCCCGCGGTTTCCACGGGCGTGCCTGCAGCCATCAGGCTGATGATGTCGTCCTGATCGGCCAGCATCGCGAGGAACGTGGGCGTGACATGGCGCAGCGCGTCGGCCGAGGTGTAGGCCCGCACCAGTCGCTCGTTGGCGTGCATGTCCGTCACGATGAAGACCTTCATCTTGCGCGTGTAGGGGCGCTTCTGCTTTTCCTGAGTCATTTTCTGCTCTCCGCGAGACGCCGCAGCGCCTCGACTTGGGTGCCGACCTGCTGCAGGAAAGACGTGATCCGGGCTTCCAGGTCGGCAATGAAGCTCGGGTCACGGTTGATGCGCTGGACGTGCAGTTGCAGCGGCTCAGGCATGCGGGGGTCGAAGGAAACGAAATCGCACCACTGCCGGCCAGTGATCCACATCTGGCCCTGAACCTGCGGGATGTGGTCTGCCGGCATGCCGTTCAGCAGCGTCTCAATATGCACGGCGGTGTTCCACGGGCACTTGATCTCAACCAAGCCGTCCCAATCCACCAAGCCGTCTGGGCTGCAGCCTGCCATCAGGGTGTCGTGGGCGATGAAGCCCGTCTCCTCAACGCTGGTGCCGGTGACGCGCTCGTAGGCTGCGCGCGCTGCGGGTTCCTGCTCGGTGCCCCACTGCATGGCGGCGGTGGCGTAACGCTGCACCGGATGCTGCGTCAGGCGCTCGACTACCAGTTCGGTGAGATAGTCAAGTTGCGCCTGCATGGGGTCGCCGGGCAGGTTGTCCTTCTTCTGCTTTTCAGTCTGCTTCTTGGTAGCAATGGCGTCCTTGAACCGGGACGCGGTGGCCTTGCCGCAGCGAGCGGCGTACCAGTCGGCATCGCGCTGGGTGGCGGTTTCAAGGATCACGTTGCTTCTCCAGGCGGCGGGAGCCGCTTTTGTTGTTTGTCAGATGATGGCACAGAAAATTCTTTGATGGCATCCTGAAAATCCCTAGTCAACACATTTACGAGGCGGCGCTGAACCGCCTGCTTGTGGCACAAAATCTGGTCTTCAGTCACCACGCGGTCTCCGCGACGCGCCGAGCGCAGAATCTTTCGCATCCCGACCCTGCTGCCAGCAATGCCGATATCGACGCGCTCCTGCGCATTCAGGGCGCGGTAGCCGACGCCGTGAACCGATCCGAGATCGACATCGTGGCGGTCCAGCAGCGTCTTTCGCCAAGCGGCGATTACGGTTCGGTAGCGGTGGCCGCCGATCTCGACGCCCAGCACATCGGCCACGGCTTCGTGCGTCACTTCCCAACCCACGGTCGGGGCGCCAAACGCATCTAGCAGTTTGCGGACATCGGCCCCTGTCGGGGAGCCGTTGAACATGACGCCCTTCATTTCACAGGCTCCTGACGGTGGCCTTGAACATGCCCCAGCTTCCGGGCGTCTTTGAGCCGGGGCGCCAGTCGCCAAGCCCCTTGTACCGACCGGCCAGCGTCAGCACCTCGGTCAGCACGCGGTCGGTGATCTGCTCGTCCCAGACGTTGATCGTGCCGCGCAGCATCCAGCGGTCGAAGCACGGGCGCACGCGGATGTGCTTGGCCGCGCCGATCTTGGCGCGCTTGACATGCAGCTTGAAGCCAAGCTCGATGGCCTTGGCTCGGTGCGACGCGAAATCCTTGACCTGCATCAGCGGCCTGATCTCTAACATCGGAACGGTCTTGCCGTCAATGGTCAGCGGCCAGAACGGCTCGGCAACCATCATGCCGGATTGGGTCTGGCTCTTGAACGTCTTGTTGCCCTTGGCGCCAGGCACCGGCACCATGCTGCCGCCTTCCATGATGCAGCGCATCAGGTTGTCGCTGGGCATCGCCACGACGTTATCGTCGTGGTAGGTGCTGCCGATCCAGCGGAAGGCTGGGCTGCGGTCATCGCCGGCCTTGCTGATCTTCTTGTTGGCCGCATCGGCCTTCCATTCGTCCATCATGTCGGACCACTCAATGTTGTCCTGATGCATGAGGAGAGGCGTTTCGCCGACGATCTCGATTTCGTATTGCTTCATTTCGTTGCTCCAGTTGATGATGATGCGCAATTGCGCCCTTGCCGCGCCGAGCTATGCCGTGCCCTGCCTTGCCGCGCAAAGCCTAGCCTCGTTGGTGTTGCCACCGGGATGACCAGCACGCCAGTCAACCCGCTGTAAACAGCCCTTGCCGAACCGGGCCGGACCGAGCCATGCCGCGCCTTGCCGCGCCGCGCCTTGCCGGACCACGTCGGTGCAACAGCACCGGGAGAGGCGGCACGCCGCCCTACCCGCTGCATTCGCAGCCCTTGCCTTGCCTAGCCGCACCTCGCCGTGCCATACCGAGCCGGGCCGCGCCTAGCCTAGCCGCTCCTCAGAAATCGTCGTAGAACTCAGGCTCGCGGTCGCCCTGCGAAGCGCACAACTGATCCTCGAGCCGCCGCAGCCGGTCGGCGCTGTCCCGCAGAAACCGCGACTGCAGTTCGTAGCGCGCCGCTTCGGACTGCGCACGGGTGCCGCTGAGCAGGCAGGCCAGCAGCGTGTCAACACACACGCTGTCCATGTCTTCCTCGCGCACAAGAATCGTTGAGAACGCCGCACCCTCGCGGGCGCGGCTCACTTCGGCAAGCCACTCCTGCCAGTCTGCAGGGCATGCCAGCAGGTGGTCACGGGCTTCCTGTTTGTACGGGTGGTCGCCCTCAAAACCGGCAGAATGCGTGGGCCAGGTGGCCACGTCGCCGGGGCCAGAAATCGCAGAGTAATTCATCGCCATCGCTCCTTTTGTTTGCGGGATGCGCCGAAACGCAGGGGCATCATAGCGGAGTGTCGCGGAGCGTCAAGCAGCATCGTATACCCGCGTGGAATAGTCGGGATATGGACGCGGCGGGCGGTGCGGGCCTATGATCGCGGCCCATGGACCTGACACCACGCCAGCAAGAGACGCTTTCCGCCGTTGAGCGGCTGCAGCCCGTCAACAGACGCACCATCGCTCGCGCCCTGCATGTGCGTGAGGAGACGGCCTCGCAATACCTTGACGCACTGCGTCGCGCCGGCTTGATCCGGCCGAGCAGAGTAGGGCGTCATTCGTCGTGGGTGCTGGCCGAGCCGCGCAACACGGCGGCGGACGTTGCAATAGCTCAGGCGGCCAGCGTGTGGGAATATGCTCGACGTTTGGAGGTTGCGCCATGACGATTGAATGGAACCCCGGCCCGCCGCCTGCGGTGGGCTGGTATCGGGCCAGCGTTGCCCGCAAAGGGCAGTTTCTTCGTTGGTGGGACGGCGCGAAGTGGTCGCGCGCTGCGACCCCGTGGTTTGACCGCGACGAGGCCGCCCAAGTGGCCGCGATGGCGGCGCCAGCAACCGTGCAGCGGCGCATTTGGTGGTCTTGGATGGAGGAAAAGAAATGATTTCAGACTGGGAAGTAGCCCCTGCGGGCACGCTCGCCCTGCTGGACAAGTGCCGGCACGTCAGCCTGACGGACGACGAAATCGGGCGCCTGTGGTTCAAGGCCGCGCTGCCTGGCGTGACGGAAACGCAGGCGCGGTTTCTGATCCGTGCTGCGGAGGCGAAGCTGCGAACGAAGATGGTTCCGTGGAGGCCAGTTGAATGAAACTGAGCGACGAAAAACTGGCGGTTCTGGCTTTCGTGCAGGCGCATCAGCCGGTGCTGCGTGAGCAAGTGGCGGCGCACCTCGGGTGCAAACAGGACACTGCGGCGCAGCATCTGAGGAAGCTGCGCGTGCAGGGCAGGCTGCAGAAACGCCGCATCAATGAGCATGTTTGGGTGTGGGTGATCGCCGGTGCTCCGCCGCCGAAGTTGGCCATCAGTCCGTTGGCGCAGCACAAGTTGAAGGCGCATGAGCAAGCGGCGTCGGTGTGGGCGTATGCGGCGCGGTGCGCGCAGGAGGCGAAGCGATGAGCGGCGGCAGCATGAATTACATCTACTCTAGGCTTGAGTACGAGGCGAATTTTCGCCAAGACACACCGG